TATGGAAACAACATCATATCGGGAGCCGTCGTTCCGAGCAGCAATGCCATCGGACTACACTTTTACCCAATTTGGGAAGCTAATTCACTTGATGAATGGCTCTACAACGGGGGGCCGTACCAGCTCGTCGTCTTCCACTTCCTCATTGGTATCTTCTCTTACCTGGGACGAGAATGGGAACTTAGCTATCGACTAGGTATGCGCCCTTGGATCTTCGTTGCTTACTCTGCTCCTGTGGCAGCAGCAACTGCGGTCTTTCTGGTGTATCCCTTCGGTCAAGGATCGTTCTCTGACGGAATGCCACTGGGCATCTCGGGTACTTTCAACTATATGCTTGTCTTCCAAGCAGAGCATAATATTCTTTCTCACCCCTTCCATATGCTTGGCGTTGCTGGCGTATTCGGCGGTAGCTTGTTCTCTGCTATGCACGGTTCTCTGGTTACCAGTAGCCTCATCCGTGAGACTACAGAGGAAGTATCTCAGAACTACGGTTACAAATTTGGACAAGAGGAAGAGACGTACAACATCGTCGCTGCTCACGGCTACTTCGGTCGCCTGATCTTCCAATATGCTTCGTTCAATAACTCCCGTAGCCTTCACTTCTTCTTAGCAGCCTGGCCTGTCGTCGGCATCTGGTTCACCGCCCTGGGCGTGAGCACAATGGCATTCAACCTGAATGGTTTTAACTTCAACCAGTCAATCGTTGATAGCCAAAGCCGTGTGATTAACACCTGGGCTGATGTGCTTAACCGCGCTGGCCTTGGCATGGAGGTGATGCATGAGCGCAACGCTCACAACTTCCCTCTGGATTTGGCTGCTGCTGAGTCCACTCCTGTGGCTCTGACTGCTCCTGCTATTGGTTGAACATATGGCTGAACTGATTACTTACTACGTAATCTCTGCACTGTTGATCGTCGGGGCTCCGGCGATCTTTTTCTTGATCGTTTTTATGCCTGCCCTTCAGAACACAAAGGGACGAATGGTTGGCTACAAGGATCACAAAGTGTATGGAGATTCATCTATCTATGAGGTATCACAATGACTACCTCAGTACTCGCACCACGCAAACAGATAGGCATATTCGATGGACTGGACGACTGGCTTAAACGTGACCGCTTTGTCTTTGTGGGCTGGTCTGGATTACTTTTTCTTCCCACTGCTTATCTTGCAGTTGGTGGCTGGCTTACTGGCACAACGTTTGTTACTAGCTGGTACACTCACGGGTTGGCGTCTAGCTACCTGGAGGGTGCTAACTTTCTTACGGCAGCAGTGTCAACTCCTGCTAATGCTTTGGGTCATTCTCTTCTTTTACTTTGGGGTCCTGAAGCTCAAGGCGATTTCGTCCGGTGGTGCCAACTTGGAGGGCTTTGGACGTTTGTCGCTCTCCACGGTGCCTTTGCCCTCATAGGCTTTATGCTCCGACAATTCGAGATTGCTCGACTAGTCGGCATCCGTCCTTATAACGCAATTGCATTCAGCGGACCTATCGCTGTATTTGTAAGTGTGTTCCTTATTTACCCACTCGGACAGAGTGGCTGGTTCTTCGCACCAAGCTTTGGTGTCGATGCAATCTTCCGGTTCCTGCTATTCCTGCAGGGTTTCCATAACTGGACACTCAACCCCTTCCATATGATGGGTGTTGCTGGCATCCTTGGTGGTGCTCTTCTCTGTGCAATTCACGGAGCGACTGTAGAAAATACTTTATACGAAGATGGTGACACCGCTAACACCTTCAAAGGCTTTGAGCCGACACAGGAGGAAGAAACGTATTCAATGGTTACTGCGAACCGTTTCTGGAGCCAAATCTTTGGTATTGCTTTTAGCAATAAGCGCTGGCTCCATTTCTTTATGCTATTTGTTCCCGTTATGGGGCTCTGGACCGCTTCTATTGGGATTATTGGTCTGGCTCTTAACCTTAGAGCATATGACTTCGTCTCCCAAGAACTAAGAGCTGCTGAAGATCCTGAGTTTGAAACGTTCTACACCAAGAACATTCTGCTCAACGAAGGTCTACGCAACTGGATGGCTGAGGTTGACCAACCTCACGAAGGCTTTGTCTTCCCAGAAGAGGTATTACCTAGAGGTAACGCTCTCTAATACCTCACGTACATTTTATTTATTAGATAGGCTCACATAGGTGGGCCTTTTTTATTTTCGAGGATAAGTAGAAACACGAAAACAATAAGGCAGCACTTGCCGCAACCGTAAGGGGAAACTTATACATACAACTGACTAACGACGAACAACTTTATTTAGATTTATACGAACAGATGTTTGCCGTCTGTGAACGAAACGGCTGGGGAGATCCCTTCAGCTATGCACGTTCACGAGAAATAATGATGGCAATCATAATGAGACAAACAGTCGCTGATACTTACAGTGGCCCTGATGGAATTGATGAAGCTGGTGAAGCTGAATATAAATCCACAATCAACAAAACCATTAAAGGCAGATACGCTGGTATAAGCGTACAACCTACTTGGGAATTACAACTTCGTTATCTTTTCGACGATAAAATCGGTAAATATAAGCACCATTATTTTGCCCGCTTTGAAGGATCTAAGCTTGTAGAATTATGGGTACTGGATGCAGATGCTGTACTCCAGATATTGATACCCAAACTACGTAAAAGCTACCACAATCGTGCACATCGCAAAGACCCACGTCTTGCAGCTGATGTGTCGATGACAGACATTCATAAGCACGGGAGGCAATTAATTGGATAGTCGAGACTTAATGTACTCGGCTGGTAAAAACGACGAATGTTATACACCTGCGTACGCTGTCCAGCCGATAATTGAATTCATTCCTAAAGACGCTCTTGTCTGGTGTCCATTTGACACACAAGACAGTGAGTTTGTCAAAGTACTAGCTGATGCTGGTATCGATACAATTGCTAGCCACATCAGTGATGGTCGTGACTTCTTTAAGTACGAACCTGAACAATATGACTGCATTGTGTCTAACCCACCATTCACTAACAAACGTGCGTTCTTCCAACGCGCTATTGAACTGGGTAAACCGTTTGCTCTGCTAATGGCTAACACCTGGCTCAACGATAGAGCACCTATGATTCTCTTCAAAGAGATCGGGTTGCAGCTCTTACTACTAGACAAACGCACTGAGTTTATTCAACCTAATGGCCAAGTCTCTGGAAAGATCACGTTCAGTAGTTCTTACTTCTGCTACGACTTCCTTCCACGAGACATCATCATCAAAGAAATTGATAAACAATGACTAGACAACTAACTTCTAAAACTCAAACATTTATTCTTGGTGCAGCAATTACCGTTGCTGCTGCTGGACTAATTACTACTGCTCTACTGTTTTTCAAAAGCGGCAAAGAGCAGACAGTAGACGCAGCTGTCACTGATAGCCTTGAAACTATTTGTGTAGCCGGTGCATATGAGAAAACCAATGGCAGATTTGTCATTGATATGTTTGCTCCTACAATTGGTGTAGAAACTATTGAAGATATCTCAAAAGAAACATACGACCATATTATTTCTGAAATTGGATCTTGCTAATGCCTGCCATCATTCCAATCATCATAGGGAGCATTGCTTTTATTTCCCTTATTTGGCTTATTGTTATCTGGAGTTATCAAGGAAAAGGTACAATTAAATAGTCCCTCTTCCTAAACCAATGACAACCCGAGAGAAGTGGCTACTGGGAATACTTTCGGGTATTTTCTCAGTGCAAGCAAGTATTTTTATTTGGGGATTTAACGTCTGTGTTTACAAGACCCAAGGCAACAGTACAAATAATCTCTGTCCTGAGATTGGTGAACGCTTTGACACTACGTTTGGCACAATGATTGCCACGACTTTGGCTCTCCTTACTGGAGCTACTGTTGTTGGACCTGCTATTGCTAAACACAAAGCAAAGCAAGAGCAAGAAGTCGTTGCGAAAACTGAGCCGAAGATAATTCCTCCGTATCCAGAACGGAAACTTTATACGCCCCCTACTCCCGGTCGACAATGATTCTCCTAACAGATGCTGCTAAGTGGTACCAAGAGCTAGAGCACCAAGATGAAGCTTGGGACTGGCTTCAAAATGAATTAACTGTTGTACAACTTGCAAAGTTTGCAAAGATGTACCGCGACGGACCTGCAGTAGAAACAAAGCCTGAAAGCAATGTAGCTACTAAAGAATATGTCAACAAACAACAGCTCGCAGGCATCTGGAACTGCGCAGAGTCCCTCATCTTCGACTACGAAATTGTGGAACTCAATAGTTGCCTGGAGAAATGGGATATTGTTCGTCCTTTACGTATTAGGCATTTCCTTTCCCAGACGGCACACGAAAGTGGTGGCGGCAAGTGGAAGAAAGAACTGAGTGACGGCTGGTACCTGGAAGGACGGACGGACATCGGCAATACACAGCCTGGTGATGGTCCCAAATACAAAGGTGCTGGTTACATCCAGCTAACAGGCCGTTACAACTATCAAAAGTTCAGCGACTGGGTCAAAACTGATCCAAAAATTATGGAGATCGGTGTTGATCACGTTGCTGAAGAATACCCATTTACTTCCGCCGGTTACTGGTGGGTGAGCAATGGAATGAATGAACTTTGTGACACAAATCCTAGTGTCGAACAAGTAACACGCCGTGTAAACGGTGGCTACAATGGTTTGGAAGACCGGAAGTATTACTACGGTCGCTGTGAACGCTACATAAATGATTTCTAATGAACCTATCAACTCAACAGATCTTGACTATCAGGAACATTCTTGACAGACATCGTCATCACAACTTGAGTATTCGCAGTCCCCTCTATAAAGAAGTAGAAAATATTATTGATTTGCTAACTGAAGCTCTCGTCACACGCTAAGTTTCGTTATATTATTTAATGAAACATAAAGGAAATATAAAGTGACTGTTATTCAAGAAGAGCGTGGCCGCCTTAATGCCTACGCCAAAGAACCAACTATGTACATCGATCCAAAAACAATGACTGAAAACTACGTGACTCACAATGAAAAAGCAGAGAAGCTCAATGGTCGCGCCGCTATGCTCGGCATTATTGCTGCTCTCGGCGCTTACGCCGTCTCCGGCCAGATCATCCCTGGCATTTGGTGACTTCAAATTGAGCTGGTCTGACGGCTTTTACCAAGGACCAGTTATCTCATACATATTCTTACGATTCTGATGACTGAATTATTCTGGGCCACCACATCGGTGGTCTTTTTTGTACTCCTGGCTTACTCCGTCGAGCAGCTAGCTGAGACTTATTAAGTAACAATTAGACCCTTGCACTGGCCCCCTGTCGGGGGCTATAGTTAAAGGGTGGCTAAAGGCCAAGTAACCATATACTTAACTGAATGGAAATATCCAGACCACAACTGAAAGAGTTCCAAGAACTCCTCGAAGACACAATTGAATATTGGTGTGACAACAACATAATGTCCGGACAGCTTGCCTGGACCTTGGCCGAATGCCTGGCTACAGCAAAATTGGCAGAGCTCAAAGGGGAGCTGGTTGCCAATTGATGGAAAAACAAATGATGGAAAGCATTGACAACTTTGTCACTGCTTGTATCTATACATATCACCTTGATGAGCAAGAGATGTGGGACATCATCTGGGATCACGCTGAGCGCAAAGTAAAGCGCTTACGTGACCTAGATCCCGATCGCAACAAATAAAGCAAAGCCCCACTGTCGTGGGGTTTAACAACCATTGTTCTTCGGAACACCTGTACACATTACAAACGTTTTTAATATGACCAATCTCGCAGTTCGCCCCGAAACCGCAGCTCTCGTTTCAGAGTTTGCCGGTGGCAGTTCTTCCGACGTTTCGATGATGATCGGCGTTGGCCTCGTTAAAGATAGCGAGGGCGTGTTCTTTCAGTACCTGGGTGACGAGCAACAACCCAGTGCACTGATGCTTCCTTCTGGCAAGCCTCTCACCCGTATGGCCAACGTTCGTTTGGCTGGCATCGAGATTGCCGAAGACATCGGTGAGTTCAAGTCCACCAAGCTCAACCTCATCCTGGAGACCACTGCTGGCTCCCGAGTGATGCTTACCTCCGGCTTGACCACCATCTGGTCTCAGTGCGTGCTTACGTCCCTTATGGGCCTTTACAACAGCTACAGCACCGATGATTACTTCCAGCTTGATACCTGGAAAGGTACGAGCAAGCTGCGTCCTTGCTTCGCTGCTATCCGTGTCAGTGGTCAAAAGATCTCCGATCAAGAGACCTACGACCTGCTGCGTGACGCACGCTCTGACCGTGACAACGCACTTGTCCAGCAGCTGTGCCGTAACGCTGTGACTCAGCTCCAGGCTGCAGTTGGTGTTGAGCCTGCTGTTGTAGTCGATGAGACAGAAAAGTCTTCTGTTGAAGGCGACTTCTGATCCCGATTACTACAATTAATAAAGTCGTCGGTGAATACACTGGCGACTTTTAATTATCTAGAAGGAAATGACAAAAACAAACCTATCTATAAACATTGAAGATCTGTATGACATTGCTTGTATGTGTCACGCAGCGATGGCTCAAGACTCTCCAATGCCGGAGCGTGAATACATCAACCGTATTCTCAACTATGTCTGGCCACATCTGACTAAGCATCACAAGCAAAAGATCGAAGTCTATCTGGCAGAGAAAGAGTATCTGCCTCCTGCACCCAAGATTGAAATTGCCAAATGACAATCACACTGTATGAGGTCCGCTACGTAGATAGCCGTGGCCTCCCAGGTGGCTTCACTGTTGGAGCCAAGGATCCAAATCACGCGATGACTTCTGTTATGGAGCTGTGTCCAAAAGCAAAACGAATTACAAGCGTTTTACCTGTACCCCAATTCTGATATGGACCGCAAAATACCTAGCAGAAATTTAACGCTGGCTGATTTACACGCGGACTTGCGCCGCAAATTCAACAACCTTATCGAATCTAAAGCTAAAGATGTTCAAAACTCAAGCAGAGATGGAAGCCATCGCAATGACGGCACCGACGATGCGGACAGTGTTCAACCCAACCACCCTGGAGGAGGATGAGCACCTTGGATACGAGGCTGAGATTCAGTACAAACGTAAGCCTCCGGCTACACGTCTGATTATGTGCTCTCGCCTAGACACCGTACGTGTCGGTGAGCCCGTGATGATTACGTATCACTCAGGAATGCGCTGCTATCAACACAGCCGTCACGTATCCACATCCAATGAAGACAACTGCACTGGCGGCTTCTATTACACCGACGGAACACTTGCTTAATTAACTATGAAAAAGTATCACATCTATGTATTTGAACAAGAATCTTGTCCTCCTTGCCACCGTCTCAAGACGCACGTCAATCGTTTGTCAGAAGCTGAGAAAGCGGAGTTGGATTTCGTCCCTCTTAAAACTGCTACCGGGGCACGAACAGCCCTCGCAGAAGAGCTCAACGTCGAACTCTCTCCAACGCTAGTAGTTGTTCACGAAACAGTCACCTGTAATTATGACGAGCTGTATGGCTATGAATTCTGTGACCTAGAAGAGGAATCAGTAGAACGCTTTGTAGGTGCCAACAATATTATTGAACACCTGCAAGCAACACTTGACGCATACACTTACGCACACTCAGAATGACTAAAGAAGAAAGAGACAAATTACAAGACGATTACGTCTATGAGATTGTTGATGGGATGGACCACAAGGTTGCATTCCATTGTCTCATCGACTATATGACTAAGTGCTACGACGAATACACCGACGAAGAACTTCTAACTGAAGTAAAAGATACATACCCTCACTTATTAGATGCTGTTTGAATTAAGCTTAGAAGATCACACGATAATTCTCAACGCACTTCACTATTACAAAAAAGTAGAGAAGCAGGGAAACTTTAAACAATACGATGAAGAGCGGATCAATCAACTAAGAGATCTGCTCGTGCATCAACTAGTAAACGGAATAATTACTGATGAGCAAAAAAGCGAATGTCATTGAGACACGCGGCACAATCGTACGCGAAAGTGGCAATGGGTTTTTCAATGTAGAACTTAGTGAACCAGAAGGGCACGAATGTTTGTGTCGAGCATCTGGCAAACTAATCACACGCAAAATACAATTGCTTGTGGGAGACAGAGTCACTGTCGAGCTGTCTCCATATGACCTGACACGAGGGCGAATTACGCTCCGTGATAAATGAACGCACACTAAATAAAATATTGAGATTAGCTAAATGACTATGACCCGACTACAAGAGGCTCTCCAATTCAGAGAGACCTTTGGCCAACCCATTATTGGCAAACTAGACGTATCTACTGACGAGCTACGCAAGCTCTGGGATATGCAAATCGATTTGATTGAGGAAGAATGCGGTGAATTTTTTGATGCAGCCGAGGTGGCGACAACGGAGATGGAGAATGACAGGAAGCGAGAGAACATTCTTAAAGAACTCTCTGATCTTGTCTTCGTTTGTTATCAGTTTGCTGCTTGCTTTGGGCTTGACTTAGACGAAGCAATGGCCCGCGTTTTCCAATCGAATATGAGTAAGCTAGATAAACGTGGAAACCCCATCTATCGAGAAGATGGCAAGGTTTTGAAAGGACCTTTTTACCGCCAACCCGACCTCCATTCACTAGTCAAATGAGCAAACAATTTATTGCACGCACCGGTCGCGTCCAAACCTGGATCGATGACCCTACAAGCCGTCTGCCTGTGAGCTGCACGGTGTTTGTTGTAGAAGACTCAATGGAAGGACCCAATGGAATCGAAGCAAGCTGGCGATTCGTCTCCCACGCTCTCCGATATGGAGCAGGAGTTGCCGTCCACCTCAGCAAAATCCGACCCGCAGGAACAGATAATGGCCAAGGGCTTGTTGCCTCTGGTCCTTGTTCGTTCGGGAAAATCTACTCTTGCTTGAACGAGCAGCTCAGGCGCGGTGGTATTTACAAGAACGGAGCAGTTGTTCTGCACCTTGACCTGAACCACCCGGACATCCTTGAGTTCGTCACAATGGATCGCGCTGATGTGCCTTGGGCTAAGCGTTGCGTAAACCTCAGCAACGTGATGTGGGATATGGCTACTCCCAAAGTCAAAGAAGAGATCCTGAAGGGCATTGCCCGTGGTGACATCTGGCTTGCCAAGATCCGTCGTGACCAGAAAGGCGAACGCATTTATGCAAACGTCTGCCTAGAGGTCTTCCTTAAGAGCCGGGGCACCTGTCTCCTAGAGCACATCAACCTCGCGGCTGGGGACCTCACAGAGCTGCCTCAGGCCTTTGTCGAAGGTATGAACGAACTGTGCGAGCTTCACGGCAAAACTGGTGTGGAAAGCACGGGCGAATACCTCACTCAGGAAGAAGATCGTCAGGTTGGTCTGGGAATGCTTGGGCTCGCGAATCTTCTCGCACTTGAAGGCGTCACCTACTCACAATTCGCTGATGCTCTGGACTTTGAACGAGGTGAGGGTACAGACGCGGAGGTGACTCCCGACGCTCTTAAAATTGTGAAAGCAATCGATGCAGGTATTAAGTCCGCCGCTTCCGTAGCACGGGCAAACAATATGGACAGGGCTTTTGCCATTGCTCCTACTGCATCTTGTTCGTACCGTTATGAAGACAGAGCAGGCTATACAACCGCCCCCGAACTCGCACCGCCGATCGGGCGCACAGTTGATAGGGACAGCTCCACGTTTGGCGTTCAACAGTATGACTACGGCAACGTAGAAACTGCTGAAGAGGTCGGCTGGGATGACTACTACCGTGTAGTCAATGGGATTATGTATCTCATTCACCAGACCGGCCTTAGCCACGGCTACAGCTTTAATTCTTGGAGTGACGTAATTCAGTATGACAATGACTTTGTTGATAACTGGCTCGCGTCTCCTCAAACAAGCCTGTATTATTCACTCCAGGTGATGCAAAATACTCAAGCTAAAGATGATGCAATGGCTGCACTTGACGGCCAATTTGCTGACCTCTTTGACTTCAGTGACATCGACAGTGAATCAGATGCTGTTCCTGACTTCAAGTCAATCTTCAATGACCCAGCAGCCTGTGTTGGCTGCGCTGAGTAAACCCAATTATTAATACCAATGAACGCCGCAACTCCTTATCTCCACCTGCACCAACGCAAGCGGACCTGGACTCCCGTCAAGGTTTCCGCTGGAACTCTCCTCGATGGTGGTGAAGAAGTCATTCAACGAGCACTTGCACTCCGTTGCCTTGAAATCCCAGTGGGTGACTTCATTTCCGATGCTATGAAGGGTGACCTGCCGGATGTAGAAGGCTGTAAGGAGCTGCTTCTATCCAATGTAAAAGATGAAGAGAATCACGATATCGCGCTTAATTTCGCCGCTGAAGCACACGGTGTCTCTCCTCAGTTTGAAAAAGAAGCTGAGGTCATTAAGAATGCGTGGCTCGAACTCGACAGGCACCCAGTCCTCAAGGCTGTTGTCCTCGAACGCAGCGTGTTCTTTGTACTCCTCCCTATCTTCCGATTCCTCGGAGACACAGGACTCCGTACAACCTCAGCAGACATCAGCCGAGACGAACAGACCCACGTTTGTGCGAACACACTTGTATGCCAAGCGCTCGACCTTAAGACTGACAAGACCATCAACAATCTTAGACGCGCTACGGTCGCGTGGACGCTTCAATCCCTCAAGGGGGAATCTAGTAACAAGCATCTCTCCAGTAACTTCTGGCTTGCAAGTTCAGATTCTCTCTATGAGAGAGGAAAAGCCGACGGCTTAGCAGAGACACGGGCATCTCGGATGCCTGCATTTTTCGAAACCAATAATATTAATCTACCCCAATACGCCTGATGAACAGGACTACAACTAAAATTCAAATCGTAGAGGAAGGAATTGTACCGGATTCTTTTGATGACAGTCAGCTTCCTACTGATATTCATATTGTCACTTACAAGATTGGAGATGAAACTCACTTCGATGCTGTCCGAGCTTATGCAAAGGTTGACATCTTTGATGACTACTACGACAAGCTCAAAGACAAAGGAGAAATCATCTCCATCAAAAGTGGATATGGAAAGATCAAACCCAAGCTCTACGGAAAGATTAAGGCAGAAAGCTGACTTAGATACACCCAGTTATTGATGACAAAGAAAGAACTAAAGAAGCTGATCCTTGGCTGGACCTCGGATCGGCTGGACAAACTAACGCATAAACAACTCACACATCTGATCGTAAAGAACGAATGCACGAAGCCAAACTAGTATGGGTCACTCCCAATGCCGAAGAGCTGATCGCTCGTCTTGCGCGAGTATCAAACCCAAAGAACGAAAATAACCCTGAGTATGTCAAGCTTCTCCAATACCTCATTAAGCACAAACATTGGAGCCCATTTGAGATGGCTTCAATGTGCGTGGAAATCAACACCACACGTGCCATTGCTCCGCAGATTCTACGTCATAGGAGCTTTAGCTTTCAGGAATTTAGTCAAAGGTACGCCGAAGCTGAAGACGCGACTGTACCCCAACTCCGTCGTCAAGATAAAAAGAACCGACAAAATTCTATAGACGATTTGCCATTCGATATGAAGATCGCATTCCAAGACAGAATCAACGATCTGTTCGATGACAGCTTTGATTTGTACCAAGATATGTTGGCATCTGGTGTGGCTAAAGAGTGTGCACGTTCGGTTCTCCCCCTAAGCACACAGACTAGACTATATATGTCAGGCACAATTCGTAGTTGGTTACACTACATTGACCTGCGTGGTGATGACAGTACTCAACTGGAACACCGCACAATTGCTAGACGTATCGGTCAAATACTTGCAGATAAATTGCCTAACGTAGCTCGCGCTATGTGGGACTGAGATCTTATAGTAGAGGCTGGTAAATGAATAGCTAATAATGAACTTTATTGCCGCGACTGTTGTACTCAAATCCACTAGCCCAGATCCCGTCACTGCTTACGGGTTGTCTTATCGCTCTGCTGATGCTGTCATCCCCTCTGGCGGCAGTGCTTCTGAGGTCCGAGTCAGACTCCTCTGCTACGACCGAGCTGGAGCCAAGCTTGATTCCTTTACCAGTTGGAAAGAAGGAAACCGAGCACTGATCACCGGCAACCTTGTCTTCTCTGATGACACAAGCAAGCCATACGATCTGATCGTTTCAACTATTGAGACGAACATCCCGCAAGATATGTACTGCAATCAGGTTGTGCTGGGCAATGCATTCTTTGGTGATGACCGGATTACTGAACGAAAGAACAGTCAACTTGCAGTTAAAATTGGAACAACGCTGGACAACAGTGATGTAGTTACCTGGCTCTATCTTGAAACACACGAATCACGAAAAGCAAAACTCGAAGACCGGCTTCGTAAAGGACGCCCAATTTGCGTTCAAGGTTATCTCCGCGAGTACCGCAAAGACGACAACGACTCTCCTTATCGAGCCATTGTTGCGAGCGATTTCACGACTAGAAAAGATTCAAAGCGAAGCAACCGAAACCCTCAGACAAGCGGGACTGCGGCCGGATACGGAGAAGTAGATCCCACGCCTGACTATTAATTAAATCTATACTAAAAACTACTGAACTAATAATTATGAACATTGACATTAATCATCTGGTGCGCAGTGCCGCTATTGCTGCTGTCGGCATCCCCCTGGCTATTTCAACTAGCGGACTGATCAATACCACTGCTGCAGCTGCTGGTAAAGCAACCCGTGAGACTGGCAAAGACGTTGTCTATGCTGAGTACACTGACAAACTTGCCAAAGCTTGCATCGGATGGGCTGTGTCTAAAGTTGACACCAAGCTTGAGCGCGAAAGTAAGAATGAAATCGATGAAGTCTTTGGTGGCGAAGTTGATTACAGCAAAGTCTGTAACGCCTTCGTCTTCTAAGCAGCCATAAATCCTACGGGACCCGGACGGTAGCCACTAGGTTGGCTACCGTTTGGCATATAACGACCGCCATAGTTTTTGATTGGAATGTTAGGACCCTGAGCAGGTCCTTGCTCACCATTAGGAAGTTGAGCAATACCAGAACGTGGGCGTAAAATATAGTTATCGCGTTGATACTGCTGCTGCAGTGTTGGCTGAGGTAGCTCTGGTGTGTACTGAAGATCCTCAGGATTGAAGCTAGGTACAACAGGCTTCTCTTTTACAGTCATTGTCTCGTGAAATACTTCACCTGCCATACGTGCCATAATTACTTTTTAGATAGCCCACATTTTATAATTGTACTTCTTATATTAAATAAGTCGATGAATACTACATATGACCCTACAAGTTTTACCTCCCGAATTGATGGAGGCACCCAAAGATAAAATTGAAACCAAAGAAAATCTCTACTGGAAACCAAGCAGCCTTAAAGATGGAGAGTCCGAAGAGTTCCGACTTCTCGGCTGCTACGAAACAGGGCACTCAGTCGTTGGATGGCAGTACGCCTCTGAATGCCGTGACCCTAAGACTGGTGACCTTCGTTTTAATGGCTACGTCGTTACTCGTTCTCATCCTGGAACACCAGACGACCTTGCCCGAGAAACCGACTGGTCCAAACCAGATCGACCAAAGATCGACGGCAGCTTTGTCAAACCCCGACGCTTCCTTGCCTGGGTGGCTACTAGTGCCGCACGAGGCCGACTGGAGGTGCTCTTCATTGAGCAGAAATCCTTGCGTGATCAACTGACTGAGATCCTGCAAGAAATTGAAGACTATACCTGGACAGAAGATGGATTGGCAAACTTCAGTATCAAGATCTCCCGTAAAGGGACTGGCCTTGAAACTACATACAGCATTCTCCCGAAGGTACGAAAGGTACCTGACAAGATTGCAAAGGAATGGGCATCCCAAAAGGAATCGATCTGGCTACCTAACTTCTTTGAAGGGAAGGATCCTTTCGACGGGAAGCAGACTGACGAGAAAGGTCTACCTGCTGGTGGCACAGACAAGCGCGGTGCCCACGTATCTGCCACCACCGCCAAAGCAAAAGTAGAAGAAGAGGAAACTGAATTCTGATGATTGAACTAAACATTAAAAAGAACGAGATGGGTCTGTTCCAAGCAGACGCTGTACTGACCCTGCCTCCGTTGACTGTCTCTCGACAGAAAGCTGACCGAGATGACCTGGAATATGAACTGCGCCGTGCCTTTAGCGAACTGGTTGAAGAGATTGTCGGCAAACAAGTAAAGGATGAATTCTGATGTCTATTGAAAATCTCCCACCTGAGATGCAACAACGTATTGCATCCATCCTTCAGCAGGGTCAAGTGCCTCAAGAGGGTGAGCCTGCAGATGTAAAGGTACCCACTGCTCCAGTCTCTGCACCACCTGTGCGGATGCCGAGCCTGATGGATCACACCATCGCTCTGCGTCAAGAGGTTGCTGCTCTAGCACAACAACTCAATGCCATCGGCCAGGTTGTTGAAGCTACGGGTCAAGCAACAGGGGCGTTGTACCAAATGTTTCACGAACAAACCACAGCTACAAATCAAGGCGCAACGTACGAAACGGAAGCGCCGGACTATTGATTAATTATGACTACTGAATCTATTGCGCCGGTTCAAGAGGACCGGCCTTTTCGTATCCAAACACCTAGCGGCTATCGGAAATATCTGTGCAGCGGGTTATATATGCCGTCAGTTACCACCGTACTCTCGGCAACTGAATCAGAAAAATCTAAACAAGGTCTCAAGACCTGGCAACAAAACAACCCTGGTGCTCTGGAAGAGGCAAGCACCCGTGGCTCAGCTATTCACCTTGGCTGCGAGAACTATTTACGGGGACTAGACCCAGGAGTACCAGATGAATACCTACCTTTTTGGGATGGCATTTCCCAGTATTTGGATTGGTTTGATGTTATTCATTGGAGTGAGCGCCCTCTGCGTCCTGATTGGAATCATCTACGTAGCGACGATCGAGAAGTTGCGTATGTCTGGTCCACTGAACATCTCTACGCCGGGTGCCCTGATCTCATTGGTGAGATCGGTGGCGTCCGAGTCATTGCAGATTTCAAAACTTCTAATGCACCTTACTGCGCGTCTTTTCCTGACCGTGGTGACCGTATTGGCTTTGGAGGTTTTAGAAAATATACGAAATGTGCGCAACAAATGTCGGCATACCGACTAGCACTTGAAGAAAGAACAGGTTATCATTGCGATGTTGCGTTGATTATTGTCTCCACTCCGGAGACTAGCCAAGCAATATTTATCGATGGTGATCAATTGGAACTGCACGAAAGCAGGTTCCTGAAGCGCTGTAAACAATTTCACGATATGGAGGCAAGATTTGAAGCTAAAGCTAGCAGTTAATAAGGGCTGTCTAAATAAAACTAACCCACAAGATGTAGCCCACGGCTGGCTCAATATCCAGGAACCAATCGAATGGTTGGAGGGCTGGGTACGTGCTGGCTATGGCTGGTGTGCAACGCACTTTGCTAACCGCCACCGGCTTACAGACAACGCTTGTGGCTCCAACGTCATCGTCATTGACATTGACGGTGACACAACGCTTGCACGCTTCTGGTCTACAACCACAGCTCGCCAGTGGTGTGCAGCTACATACACCAGCTCTTCTCACTCTGAGCAAGAGCACCGCTTCCGTGCCCTATTCCCACTGGGTATGGAGCTTGAGTCAGTTGCTCAGCACCGTGGTGCCTACTGGCTTGTCGTCAACCGACTGCTTGCTGACCTTGGCTTAGACAAACTCAAGGACAACTGCGGTCAGAAGCCTGAGCGTCTGTGGTTCGGCAACCAGAATGCTGAGTTCACATTCAACAGTGAAGCTGAGGCTGTGCCTGAGTTCCTGTTGCAGGATATTGCCTACGAAGATGAGGTTGAGTTCACGTCTACTGAGGTCACAGACCTTGACGTGAAACGCTGTCAGTGGCTCCTGCAATCGTTTCTACGCCCGTCAGAAGACGGTGAGTACGAAGACTACTACCTGCCAGTTATGGCTGCTTGTGCAGGCGTAGGCAAGGCACTGTTTGATGACTGGGTTGACTGGGTACTCCGTGGTCACCACGGTGAGAAACCTGAAAATACTAAGCCATTTAAGTGGCGTGGCCTCGGTAAGTATGGCGGTCACACTAAACTGTATTCGCTGGCTAAGAAGCAAGATAGTAACTGGACTAGAGCACTTCCTAGCCACCTTCGCTTTGGTGCTGTAGGCACAGCATCTGGCTACACAGAGTTCGATGCCATACCGGACTTTGGAACATTCGTACAAACAATAACTTCAGGAGGAGATATGATCCAAGATGACGTGGCTATGGAGCCAGTGCCTGATCAATCTCAGGCAGTAGTCAAGAGAGGACGGCCAAAAAAGTCGTCAGACGACGCAGCGAAAGAACGTGCAGATGATGTCCGTAAGGTCAAAGAGATTCTCACAGACCTGCGTCGTAATGAACTGACCAATGCGATTGAATATACTGATAGCAATGGCAAGACAGTTGTCCTTGAGGGCAACCAGCTTGACCTTATGACCACCAAACTCAGCTGTGAGAACGGTGTGTTCATTCCAGAGATGAGGGTTAAAGCTGCAGTTCAATACGCCGCTAACCGTAACTCTTACTGCCCCATCCGTCGTTACCTCGATGGCTGTGCAGCTCACTCGAAACCACACCCTGACTGGGAGAACATCGGTGAGATCTTCCTAGGTAACAAGCATCGACTTGCAACCCTTGCAATGCAACGGATGATGATCGGTGCCGTAGCCCGTGCATACAACCCTGGCTGCGAAATGTCCTGGCTTCCAATCCTTGTCGGTGCACAGGGTGTTGGTAAGTCAATGTTCTCCCGCAGTTTGGTCCCTACCGGACTGTTCTCTGAGGTCAGTACTCCTCTAGAGACACTGATGAAAGAGCAGTATCGACTGCACGTTGCTTGGCTGCTAGAGCTGCCAGAGATTGATAACTACTTCAACACACGCAACATCGAGAACTTTAAGAACCTGATTACTACTCGTGTTGATGAAGTTCGATTCCCTTACGCATCGCTTCCTAGTAAGCTTAGCCGTCGTTTTGTTCTTATTGGTACTACTAACCGTAACCAATTTCTTGTGGACTCTACAGGGAATAGACGTTTCATCCCTCTGGAAGTCGGAGCAAACTTTCTTATTCCTTGGAAGAAAATGATTGCTGAGCGCGACAGCCTCTGGGCTGCTGCAGTTCAAGCGTATCGAGCAGAGCAACCACACGAGTTCACTGCTGGTGAAATTGCACAGATCTCTGATTACATTCAAGAGTTCGGTGATCCTGATCCCTGGATGGACAAGATTGCTGGTTACGTAACCATCCGTACTGAGGTCACTGCTGCTGAAGTATTGACCAAAGCACTTGAGCTTGACCCTCGTTCACAAGGACGCAGAGAAGGACGCCGTGTAGCGGACGTACTTCAAGCAATGGGTTGGCGAAGGCTAGTCACTAGTCGTAAAGATCCTGCTACTGGAAAGTCCAAATCAGTACGTATTTGGAAACGTCCTGAGTCAGATCCTATTGATGAAACTCACATCTTGAACGACTTTTAATTACACTTTAACTACAACAAGCAATACATATTTAGGAGACAAAATGAAAGCCGAAGATATTAAGATCGGTCAGCGCGTTACCGTGCTGCCTGGTCATCGCACTGCACTCGTTGTTGGCAAGCCTGAGTACTACACCGGACGGGCAAAACTAGTGATGATTAAGTTCGAAAATAGTACTCGATTTGAGCGTAAGCTCAATCACCAACTGGCATTGCTCCCACAGGAACAGCAGTACCCAGCACACGGTGGTACTCACGTTAAACCTGAAGGAGATTTCTGATGTCTGAAGCACAACCTGCCCGCAAGCGTGGCGGTCATACGTATGGTCGGCGCAACCTATCACTCAGCAACACAGCTGAGGAGGGGGAGCTCTGTATCTATGCCGGTCACAGCATAGGTAGGTTCAGCTCTACATCAATGCGCTTCGACAGTCACCAAGCCTGCTGTCGTTGCGTAGCTTCTGCACGTGAAGGTCGTATGTCATTTGACATCGGCCGTCTGCTCAAGAAAGAGCAGAAACGAGCGCTCAAATTCTGGTCACAGGTAGATATGGGTGCACCAGATGAGTGCTGGAACTGGAACGGTTGTATTAACAAGCGTACTGGTATGCCACAATTTTCTTGGAGACGCAATGGAATTAGTAGTTCGACGCAGCATCATCCTCAGCGGGTTGCTATGTGGTTTACTTGGGGGGATCTGGGGTTTGCAGGTGTCAAAACTACTTGTGGCAATAAGTATTGCTGTAATCCTTTTCATCTTATTCCACAAAAAATTGGAGTCTTTGTAGACCACGACAGCTATCTCGATTCGTTTGAACTTGCCTGTGAGCTTCACACTCTCAAGCAGCAGATAGCTGAGTATGTAATGGAAGAGGCAATCAAAGAGCAAGAGAAGATGCTTACTCAGGAAGAGCACGATCAACGTGCTGCCTTGATGTTTGATGTTGACACTGGCTTTGGGGAAAGGTTTGAAGCAGTGCTTGCAGATATGTTGGCAGGACGACACCCGAGTCAACAATCAATTCCTAACCCTGATAGCTTGAAAAAGCCTACTGATAACGAGGAAAACTCCACATCAGAAGAATAAATTACTTAACCTAAACAAAGAGTCATTCGAATATGTCTAGAAGAAACGACTTGCTACAAGCTCTTATTAAGTCCGACAAGTTTGGCGAAGAGAAATCAAACGAACAGAAGTTCCTTGTGGCCACTGCCGAGCTGATCCTTATGGATCTTATCGACATTGCCTGCAACGGAGTTGAGAAGCACGGAGCCGGTTCACTTGTGATCAATCTGTGCAACGACTCCACCACCTTTATGTCTGGTCACGCTGTTGAATTCGACATCCGTGTTGCTGAACGAGAAGGTGACGACGATATTCTTGAGTTCTTACGTGGGTTGATGGAAGAGATTGATGAGAATGACTGGTCTAAGAATGTTCTAATTACACTTATATCTGATGCAGGAACAAGAACTTTTGCTGTCGAAGCAGGTAGGAGCCAAGAAAGCCTTAGAGCGCTCGCAGAAGAATTTAGCGGATAAGCTCGCAGCAAAAGGACTCAAGCTGCCTCTCTACCCAACACCTCAGCTCATCGAACGTGCACGCACTGTGATGGGTGGTATTGATTATGACCCCACGTCTGATCCAGTACAGCAGGTGCTGGTAGATGCCACGTCAGTACCCACGATTGAGAACAATCCACTCAAGGAACACTGGCACGGAAACGTCTGGTGCTCACCTAAAGGTGCTGTACGTGACTGCCATATCTGGCTGAACAAATGTATTAACGAGTATCGCAATGGCTATATCAAGAGCTTCGTCTACTTTGCTAGTGCTTCTGAACTGCTCCGTGCAGCTCCTGTTGTCTGGGACTACCCACTCTGCATCCCATTCAAAAGGATCAAGCAGCTCCGTGCCACAGCTACCGGGTTTGAGACAGTGTCTCCATCTACTTGGAACCTTGTGGTCTACGGTCCACCGCAGGATCACGCACTCACTGACATCGATAAGGTCACTCTCTTTTACAACACGTTCCGAGACATTGGACGTGTAATTTACAACGAGTATGCCGGTGACAGCTGGGCTAAAGACCTTGACTACTTTGAAACTGCCAAGGGGGAGCTCTGATGTCTAAGCATATTAATCCTAATCACTTCTATAACCTACCTAGTGGAGCCAAGGTTCACCCCTGTCGTCTCATCCAAAAGGATGGCACGCTGATGTGGAAGCACGCCCTGCTTTGCAACAACAACCCACAGCTGCCTGAGTGTGAGGCACACGAGCAACACATAATAAAAACTGCCCAGCGCCTAGAGGAGCTGAACAGTTGGGTGTCTCAGGTATCTGACCTGACTGATTTTTTATCACCTATCCGCTGGTATCAACCGACTGAGCCTCAGTTTTCTGAAGGTATCTCTGTCCACTTCAACCACACGACCCTAGGTTGTAACGACGTTTATGATGCACTATCACAGCACGTGCTCGCTCACGAGACTCTAGAGTTACACCACGGTTATCTTCACTTTCGCCGCTGTTAACAGGCACCCTGTCGGGTGCTTTAACATCATAGCGAATCAATTAAGCGCGAAAGATACCAACGAGCTTTCTCTGCATCCTGGCGAGGATTGTCTTTGTGCCAAATGCGCAAAAGATATTTGAGGACCTGAGCCTGGAGCATCCCTGCTCGGACAGACGGGGCTGCATCAATAGCTTCCTCGATGATATCGATAGCTTCCTGAGTGCCTTGAGTGTAGTGACTAGGTGAGTTAACTACATCTTCTCCGCTACCACCTACAGGACCATCATCACGCATAGTCCAGAAGCCAGCGTTTGTGAGTTGATCAAGGTTCTCGTATACATTGAACTTATCAAATTCACTGTTGAATTTCTCTTTCTTATTCATCTCACATATTTTGGGTACACCACTTACTATAAGAAAGAAGCAGAGAATATGCGAGATGTCTAGTCCAAAAGGTGACCCAACATATATCAAGAATAAAGACTTGTTCTTTATGTCTGTAGCTAAGACTATTGCTGAAGCAAGCACCCATCCAGCAGCGCCTGGTGGGTGTGTCATCGTGCGTGATCGAGAGATCATTGGCGATGGCAGATCACTACTCACTGATTCCAAAGTAGAGATCCACTGCCTCACTCACGCAATGGCTACGGCTGCAAAAAACGGCACGTTTACTAACGGTGCCACTATCTATTCAACTCGCTATCCTTTTGTTGATGGTGTCTTCCAGGCATACATCATTGGGATACGAAAGATCGTTGTCCTAGCTCACGAATGGGAACCGTTTTACAAAGACGAGTTCCGTAGAGCAGCAAGACTTGCTCGCGAGTTGTCCATATCCATCGAACCATTCTTTGAAGATGACGACCCAAGATTTACCAAGAACACGCACGACCGCGAAAACCCACACGCGATTGATGCGTATGACCCAACAGATGCAACAACTACCCACGATGAAGACACAGCTACTGTTTGACTTAGAGAGCACCGGCCTTCTGCGCCGTGGCTCAACCATTCACTGCATCGTTGCCCGTGATGGCGACGACGTTCAAGTGTTCGACCATAAGCCAGAGCGGGCTTTACTCCAAGGCGTCAAAATGCTGGAGCAAGCA